TGGCGGGTGTGGCGGGTTATGGCCTTTTTTCCATTATTTCTCTATACGTGTCAGGAAAAAATATGTAAAAAGGCCTCAACCCGCCACACCCGCCACACCTAGTTAATTTGCAAAATTTTGCACATTCGGGAGGGCTAGCGATGAAAAGGCAAATTGCGGTCGGGACGAGCGGCAAACGACTGGGCGAGGACAGTGGACGCGCAAAGCTGACTAATTCGGAAGTGGACTTGATCAGAGCGCTGCACGCCGACCACGGCCTGACCTATCCGTCGCTGGCTGACAAGTTCGAAGTGAGCGTTTCGCTCATCGGTAAAATCTGCAGGTACCAGCGCCGTGCCGAAGTGGCCACCGAATGGCGTACACTCAACGACTGAGCGCTGGGTTTTAATTGCGAAAAACCCAAAAGAGGGATTGATTTCATGAAGCTAACACCAGAAAAGTTGACCGCATTTTGCGCTGCGCTTGCGGAGACTTGCCGAGTAGACAAAGCGTGCAAAGCGGTCGGGGTTTCCCGCGTCACGGCCTACAAGTGGCGCGAAGTCATGCCGGAGTTTCGTGCGTCATGGGACGCAGCGCTGAAGGTGGGTATCACTGCGCTGGAGGACGAAGCGCACCGCCGCGCGTTCGAAGGCGTGGCGGAGCCAGTGGTGCATCAGGGCCAGTTCACCCCGCTCATGACCGAAGAGCTCGACGAAGAGGGCAATCCGGTACTGGACTACGAAGGCCGCCCGAAGATGAAGCCCCGCCTGGATGAGAACGGCGAGCCTATGGTGGCCAGCGTGCGCAAATACAGCGACACCCTGGCAATCTTCCTGCTCAAAGCGCACGACCCTGACAAGTACCGCGACCGCTCATCCGTGGACCTAAAGGCCAACATGAGCATCAACGAAATGAGCGAGGCGGAATTGGCCGCTGAGCTAGCCGCCCTCGGCGTATCGCTGCCAGAGGCTGCCAGCGCAGCGCATAGCGAATCCGAGGATGACGCCTATGGGTTGGTGTAGGTTTACCGCTGCGATTCAACCACGCGCGTTCTGCGCAGTTTTGTGAGGTGTCGCAAATGGCACTTACCAAAGCGCAACTAGCCCGCGCCCTGGAGCTCACCAGGGAACTGAAACGCCGCCGGCTGTGGTCTCCGCTCGAAGGACCGCAGACCGATGCGCTGCAATCCGAGGCGGACATTACCGGATTTGGCGGCGCGGCCGGGGGCGGCAAAACTGACCTAGCCTGCGGCCTTGCGCTGACCAAGCACGAAAAGACCATGATCCTGCGGGAGAACGGCACCGAACTGACCGGTGTCATCGACCGCTTGACTGAGCTGCTGGGCGGCCGCGACGGGTTTAACGGCCAGGAGAAGATTTGGCGCACGATTACGCCAGACGGCAAAGCGCGGCAGATCGAGTTCGGCTCGTATCCGAACCCGGGCGACGAGACGAAGTACCAGGGCCGGCCCCACGACCTGCTGGTCTACGACGAAGCGGCCAACCACCGCGAATCCGCAGTGCGCTTCCTGATGGGCTGGCTGCGCACCACAACCCCCGGCCAGCGCTGCCGGGCGTTGCTCACCTTCAACCCGCCGACCACAGCAGAAGGGCGCTGGATCATCGACTTCTTCGGCCCCTGGCTGAACAAGAAGCACCCCAACCCCGCCAAGCCCGGCGAGCTGCGCTGGTTCGCAACGATTGCCGGCAAGGATATCGAGGTGCCAGACAACCGGCCCTTTGTCCTCGTCGGCGAAAAGCGCGTTTACGACTTCGACAAGGCGCAGCACAGACCCGAAGAAATCGTGATGCCACTGTCGCGCACGTTCATCCCGTCGCGCGTTTCGAACAACCCATACCTGATGGGGACCGGTTACGTGACCACACTGCAAGCTCTACCGGAGCCGCTGCGCTCCCAAATGCTCAACGGCGATTTCAATGCCGGCATCCAGGACGACCCGTGGCAGGTTATCCCGACCGCATGGGTCGAGGCCGCCATGGCCCGTTGGCAACCGAAGTTACCCAAACCACCGATGGACTCGATGGGGGTGGACGTTGCGCGAGGCGGGAAGGACAACACGGTGCTGAGCGCACGACACGGCAACTGGTACGACGAGCTAATCACCTACCCGGGCAGCGCAACACCCAACGGGCCGCAGACTGCGGGCCTTGTCATTGCGGCCACCCGCGACAATGCGCCTATCCACATCGACGTGATCGGTGTAGGCTCCAGCCCCTATGACTTCCTGCGCGAAGCCAATCAGCAAGTGATCGGGGTGAACGTTGCCGAAGGCGCAACCGGCACGGACAAGTCCGGCCGGCTGCGGTTCTTCAATCTGCGGTCGCAACTCTGGTGGCAGATGCGCGAAGCACTCGACCCGGCGAACAATACCGGCATCGCGCTGCCCAACGACCCGCGCCTGCTGGCCGACCTGACGGCGCCCAAGTGGTGCTTGCGAGGTTCCATCGTGCAAGTCGAAAGCCGCGACGAGATCGTCAAGCGCATTGGCCGCTCACCAGACTACGCATCCGCCGTCATACTGGCGCAGATGGATACGCCGAAACTTGCCGAGGTGAAGCGCGCCATGGAGCTAACCCGCAAGGAAGTGCGCGGGGAGTATGACCCCTACGGCGCAATGCGCTAGTGCACACAACGGGGCGCCTTGCGGCTAGGGTGTGCGATATGCCCCAAACCGTTAGGCGTCCGCATGACTATTACAATTCAACCCTGCGATCACGGCCAGCTACTCGAGCAAATTGGGGGGTTGGCTGTTTGCCATTGGCAAGAGCTCGAGACGGAATTCAGCGACCGCGTGCCCGCGCCACACCGTGAAGTCTACGACGCGATGGCCGCTGCGGGGGCGCTGATTGCCTTCTCGGCCACGGTAGACGGTGCGGTAGTGGGGTATGCATCCGCGTTTTTGTGCCGGCACCCGCACTACGACATGCTGCTTGGGCAGCACGATACGTTGTACCTGCACCCCGCCCATCGCAACGGGTCCACAGGGTTGCGGTTGATGAAGGCCATCGAGCAAGAGGCTTTTGCCCGAGGCGCTGAGCGCATGATGTGGACCGCCAAGCCAGGTAGCGCGTTTGAACGCATCCTGCAAAGCAAGGGCTACCGTACCGAAGAAACCATTTACTGCAAGGAGTTATAGCCATGCCAGCAGCAGTTATCGGCGCCGTTGCCGCCGCAGCGGGTACCGCGTACAGCATCTACAGCGGGGAGAAGCAGCAAAGCGCGCAGAAGAAAGCCAACAAGCAAGCCCAAGCCAATGCGGCTAAGCAGGCGCAGCAGGCCGAGCAGGAGATTAACCGCGCCAACCAGAAATCCCCGGACGTTGGGGCTTTGCTGTCCGCGAACCAGCAGCAGTCGCTATCAGGGCAGTCAGGCACCATGCTCACCGGTTCCCAGGGTATTGACCCGAACAGCCTGACATTAGGCAAGTCCACGCTGCTGGGGGGTTAAGGGCATGGCGATTAAACCGTTAGAAGCGCCAGCGCCGGCTAACAGTATTCCGACGCGCGACGCCAAAGCCCGCTGGTCTGCCCTGCAGGACGAGCGGTCAAGCTGGATGAGCCACTGGCGGGAGATCAGCGATTATCTGCTGCCGCGCTCCGGCCGGTTCATTTCGTCTGACCGCAACAAGGGCGAACGCAAGCACAACAACATTCTGGACTCTACAGGCACACGTTCGTTGCGCATTTTGGCTGCTGGCCTCATGGCCGGCATGACCAGCCCAGCGCGCCCATGGTTCAGACTGACGACCAACGACCCCGATCTTGACGAGTCTTCCGGGGTCAAGCTGTGGCTGTCCGACGTGCAGCGCATGATGCTGATGGTGTTCAGCCGGTCCAACACATACCGCGCCCTGCATTCCGTCTACGAGGAACTGGGCGCTTTCGGCACTGCGGCGAATATCATTCTCCCCGACTTTGAACGCGTGATTCACAACCAGTCGCTGACGATTGGTGAATACGCCATCGCTACGGACTACCGGGGGCAGGTGAATACGCTATATCGGGAATTTGAAATGCGCGTCGGGTCCATGGTGCAGGAGTTTGGCCTTGATGCAGTATCGGCCACCGTGCGTAACCTGTGGGATAGTCGCAAGGTAGACGCCTGGGTTAAGGTGCTGCACGTCATCGAGCCCCGCGCCGAGCGCGACCTATCCAAGCGCGACGCGAAGAACATGCCGTTTCGCTCGGTCTACATGGAGATAGGCGCAACTGACGGCAAGTTCCTGCGCGAATCGGGGTTCATGCGCTTCCCCGCCGTGTGCCCACGCTGGAACGCCGTCGGCGGTGACATCTACGGGAACAGCCCCGCGATGGAAGCCCTGGGTGATATCAAACAGCTGCAGCATGAGCAACTGCGCAAGGCGCAGGGGATTGACTACAAGACCAAGCCGCCGCTGCAACTGCCCACCGGCGCCAAGGCCAACATGCTGGACACGCTGCCTGGCGGCCTGTCCTTCGTGGATATGGCCGGGCCGTCCCAAGGCATCCGCACGGCGTTCGAGGTCAACCTTGACCTGTCCCACTTGCTCAACGATATCCAGGACGTGCGCGAGCGCATTAGTTCATGTTTCTACGCCGACCTGTTCCTGATGATGAGCAACGACACGCGCAGCGGCATTACCGCAACGGAAGTCGCGGAGCGGCACGAAGAAAAGCTGTTGATGCTCGGCCCTGTGCTCGAGCGCTTGCACAACGAGCTGCTGGACCCGCTGATCGAAATGACGTTCGACCGGATGATTACGGCCGGCATCGTACCGCCAGCCCCCGAGGAACTGAAGGGGCGCGAACTCAACGTCGAATTCGTGTCCATGCTTGCCCAAGCCCAGCGCGCGGTGGCCACCAACAGCGTTGACCGTTATGTCGCCAATCTTGGCGCCGTTGCGCAGTTCAAGCCGGACGTGCTGGACAAGTTCAACGCCGACGAGTGGGCCGACCAGTACGCGGACATGCTGGGCGTCGATCCGAAGCTCATTGTGCCGGGCGAGCAGGTCGCCGTCATTCGCCAGCAGCGTGCCGAACAGCAGGCCGCCATGCAGCAGGCCGCCGTTATGCAGCAAGGCGCAGACACCGCCCGGACGCTGAGCCAAGCCAACACCGATGGGGCCAACGCCCTGACCGATATCACCCAAATGTTCAGCGGCTACACAACGCCAGGAGCCTGACATGATTGACATGCAACGCAAGCCAGAACCGAAGCCACCGACAGGCACCATGCTCGCGGGGGATAGCCCGGAAGGGCACGAGGAACCTCGCTACCCGTGGGGCCTGGAGATCCGACTCGAAAGCGATGAACTGGAAAAGCTCGGCCTTTCGCCGGACACGCTGCCGAAGATAGGCCAGACGATTCCCTTGGCCGCTATCGCCCGAGTTACAGCGATCAGACTTGAGCGGATGCAAGGTGAGGATTCCGAAGCGTGCTTGACGTTGCAAATTGAGCAGTTAGAAATGAATGCGGGGCCTGGGCCCTCAATCGCGGAACGGATGTACGGATCTAAATAAGGAGCGCACGATGCCTTTTATGAAGCAGGGTCAGCCATGGCTGTATGACGATATCACAGGCGACATGATCGGGATTAAAGACCCCGACGGCGGAGAACGGTTTTTCGATGCGCAGAGCTATACGCCGGACACGCTTCCAGATCCGACTACGCTTCCTGTTGGGCAGTCAGTGGTTGTTGGAGGCGCTTTATTGTCAAAGGGTAGTGACGCTCTATTCGGCGATGGCATGCCATCATCTAAATACATCAGCTTTGTCAGAGGTGCCGCCCCTAACGCTGCTGGGATCGTTAAGGACTCTAGCGGAAAATGGAATGGTCTCTATGTGTCTCCAGTAGCAACAGAAGCAAACGCCCTAGCCACACCTGGGTCTCTCGTTGTTGAAGCGGGCACTGGTAAGGGTTTCAACTTCTATGACAAAGCAGCAACAAGTTTTGATGTGACGGTTGATAGCTTTATTTTCTCCGCCACGGTCAACCTCGCCGCTGCGCCTGGGGCTAACTACTCGCTTTTCGGGAATGCTGACGCCTCAGCAAATCAAGGATTCTATCTATCTGTTAGAGCTACAACTGGTAAGGTTAAGCCAATTTTCAATACGTCAAATGGTGTATTCAGCTCTACAACAGACAGCGATGCGGTGCTGGCAACTGGCACACAAAAAACATTCGTATGCGCTTGGGATGCAAAACTTCGCCTGTTCCATTTCTGGATGGATGGCGAGTTAACTGATAGCCGATTTGTTGGGGGTTTAGGCGGAACTTGCACACCTTCTAAATATTTCGGTATAGGCATGGCAGCCGACACAGGCCTTGGCGTATCAACGTCAACTGCTTCAACATTCAAAAATATTCACTTTCTGCGTTTTGCTGACTCAGCTCTACCGATTAATGTCGGGTATGTAGCCAAAAGACTGATGCAAGCTCCTGATGCGCATTTGGTTGACAACATATTCCGTATGCCTAGCAAGAAAATTCAGCTTATTCTCGGGCCCTGTCAATCAAACGAAATGGGTTTTGCAGAAACAGTAGATCGCACATCCCTCCTTGGCGTTCCGCACAAAGACGGTATCTGGCCTATAGCAGTAAGCTACACGACAGGGTCTGCATGGCCTCGTCTAGCAGAGCTTGCTGGTAGTAGAGGTGTTGCCATGAGTGTTTACAACTCAGCTCGTGCTGGATCTTCCATCCTGCAAAGTTGGTGCGGCATTTGTCGTCAGTGGGTAAGCGGGATGATGGCTGGTAAAGGTCTATGGTTACTGAGTGGTGGTGGGCTGTGGCAGATGACTAGCGGAAGCGTCGGTGTTTTTACGGCGTCAACTGTAGCCCCAACTGGTACAACAACGACTACTGGAGCTGATGGTATTACATGGACATATATTGGTACACCCACAGCCATTGATACTGATGGCCATGTCTACAATCACACCGAAACATCACGGTTTGACCCGCTAGGTCTGTTTGCTCAGGCATTTTCTGGTATTACTGCAAATCAGTCATTTGATGCTCGCTATGCTCTGATGCAGATTGGACAGACTGACGCATCACACAGTAATGTGACATTACAAAATTTTGCAGACGGCTTGACAAATGCCATTAACTACTGGAAAAGCAAAGGATGTAAAGTAATCGTTGGCATGACAGTCGCTATGCCATCGGCAGATGCGCGGTACCAGTCTGTTATTATCCCAGCAAGACAACAAGTTTTGGCTGCATTTGCCAATGACCCTTGCGTAATAGAGGGTGCCGATATATATGGCTATTTCGGCGGTACGTCCATCCCTGTTGCGACGGTTCAGCGTAGCCCAATTCCCAGCCTGATGAACTATGGGTCTGGTGATACATTGGGATCTGTGCATCTTAATTGCGCGGGTCAACGAGGGATGGCTGACGCACACTTTGCCAAGCTAGTAGAGAAAGGGATTATTTAACATCATCCCATCAAAGCCCCTCCCAGTGAGGGGCTAACTCCCCACAACAAGGAGCGCACCATGCCGTTTATGAAACAGGGGCAACCCTGGCTGTATGATGAGCCAAGCGGGGATATTGTCGGGGTCAAAGACCCCGATGGCAGCGAGCGCTTCTTCCTATCCCGGCGCAAAACCGAAGTGGCGTGGGTTAATTTGTCCACGCCTATCGTGCTCGCTGCGGATACGGACTACAACATGGTGGCGCTGTTCAAGGCGATCACCGACGCCCCACAGCGCGGAACCTTGGCGCCGTTCTTCAACACCACGACC